ACACCGGCAAATATATAGGGCTTATTCCCCAGACGAGCTAAGTAGTTTTCCTGACTTGGATATAACTGTATCACGCCATTCCTCCACATTTTCGGGATACACAAAAAAAGCATCGTGCCCCATGCTATTTAACTTTTTATTCCAATAATCTTGTAATGGCTGCTTTTCGGCATTCTTGCTCTTTTTCCATTCTACAAAGCAGTGGTAGCCTGTAGGTGAGACGCAGAGAGTATCTGGGAATCCCATTGGTACCCCCGCATCAGCAACAAACTGCACAAATTTCCATCCGTGTACTTCAAAATCTTTACGTTGTTTTGCTTTAAAATTTCGTTCTAACATATCATTATTTAATCACGAGCTAATATGGTTGACGAGATAAACACGTAACATAAGGCTTACTCATGAGGTACAATCCTACAAAAAAATTCCCCATTATCTTTACCGAATTACGTTCCACGTCGCGTAGTGCGTTTATCTCGCCATCTAACGGCACAAGCTATATAAGACGCTAACCTTTATATATTTATTCTTGTTTGTGCCGCCATATTAGCTCGTGGATTATTAAAGACGATATGCCCCAGTAAGGATGGCTCCACTGTGGATTCAGGCGCAAAGGCTACATAAAGAAAAGTCTTAGAGTAGTTCCTGTCACCGACGACTGAGCCACCCATAGCGGGGCATATCGCCCCATTTACTAGAATGGCAGGTCAGGTATTGTTGATGCTGGCACTGCAGTGCCACCGCCGGTTGATTTAACTGCGGCCTGTGTATCGGTTTCCTTTGGCTTGTAGCTCAAAAGATTACGCTTAAGGCTCTTCTTAACTTCACCGTTCTTGTTGGTGTATTCGTCATCGCCTTCACGTACTGACAACCAACATTGGTATCCAACAAATTTCTCTTTTGCGACACCGAATATATCCTTAGCGCTGACGATGTTAGCCATTGCCTCACGAAGCGGCGTCTTCTTATCTTCCGGCATGTTATGTACTGCGATACGAGTGATATTCTCGATTGTGTATGGCAATGCAGCTTCACTGAGATACATAGTAACTTCGTTCTTGCCATCCTCATTACCGACAATAAAGTTGATACCAAGATTGCCCTTGCTCGACTTGGTAAGTTCAACAGCGGTGATTTTAACGTCATGGACACCGATACCGAGCCAAGGCTCGCCAGTACCAGCTTTCATGATGTTTTCTTTCATTTGATTCGCCGCGTCACCCGCTACCTTAACATCATTTGTCTCAAGCTCATCGAACAGTGAGGCTTGCTCTGCTGCTTTCACTTTTTCGTCTTCATTTTGTGCCATTATCTCGTCTCCTTAATTGACTTTAATGTTAGTGCTACACTTCTGAGTATTGTGAGTACCCAAGCTACCACCCACACCCAGGTAGCAATCTTTAATCCGTTATCTGATGCTATTGCTAGCGCGAGTAACGCAAAATAGTTAAATTGCATTATTTCTCCATTTAATTAAAATTTAACTTCTACACTACGAGCATTTGCAGGAATTTGCATACGCTGTGGATCGTAGTCTCGTCGACGTTGATGCTCCATAAAGCCCATGCCGTCATTTGAAGAGGCCCGGAGCATATCACTAAGTTGATCACGGTTTTTTCGTGTCTCAGCTAGCTCGTGCTTGTACTTGCTTAGTTCACGAACCATTTCCATAACGGTATCGACATGTTGTTCTGCCTTACGGTTAGGGTTAGACAAAAATACCACGAGTTCATTTACTTTATCTTCGTCCATTACTATATAGACTCCTTCGCCTATGCGTAAAACGCCTTAATTTTTTCGTCAAGCTCTTTGAGGTCGTTTGGAATAGTCGGGGTATCAAACATACCCATTGGCGTCTTAATACCCGTACCGTCAGTCTTAACTTTAAAAACAAATTCTCCGTCCATCACTGCTGTTTCAACGACTTGGTTTGTGAGCCCTTCTGGTACGAATTTATCACTTACCATTTTACCCGTTGTTTTGAGTCGTAGCTGACCGTCATCAGTGTTATCACTGTGGGCTAAGATGTAGAACCGCTGATCGGTACCCTTCTTAGTGATCGTATCAATAACATTCACTACATTCACGGCCATCTCAGTGAATTTATCATATCCCTTGATACCGGCCTTAGAGAACTCCTCAAAGCTCATAAAATAGTTGAAATCATCAATAACGACGATTGGCGCTATACTTTGCGCAATTGCTTGTAGAAGTTCAGTGTAGCTCTTCGCGTGTAGGTATGGAATATCATTCTTGAATGGCAGCGGTTTGCCAGTCGCGCTAATATAGCCGATACCGTCCTTTTTAGTAAAATTGTGCAGACTCGTAGACTTTCCAGTACCACTACGTCCAAGCACAAGTGTCAATTGTGACATTGTATAATCTCCTTTTCTTGTACCTTTGCTTTGCTATATTTTTAGTGTATCACACTAAAGTAAATCATTCAATAGTTGTTTTTCTTCCTCGGTACCGATCAGATGAACAACCTTTATCATACTGCTTGTCATAATTACTCTTCTTTCTGTGATTGCTTAAGGGTGTCCTCTAGTTTGCAGTTCTTGATATTACACTTGAATGGGCGACCATCGCGAATCGCTTGCTCGTGTCTTTTACAGTTATGTAATAAGGCATCTGGGACAACCTGACAACCATTTGGGCACTTAATCATTGCAAGCCTCGACAGATTTCTTATGACTATCGCTTACTCGTTTCCAAGCATCCTCATACGAGATTGCAAGGTCTATGTCTGTAAGGGCGTAATTTAAGCCGTCACGAACACCCTTCTTCCGTGCCTCCAAGGCTATGCGTTGGTCACGAGATTTGATGAACCCAACCAGTTTATCTGGGTCAAAAGACCAGGTTCCAGTAGGTAACATACCTCTATCGGATCGTACCCCATTGAGACTCCTTAATAGATCTTCATCCTCTCCACCAACCACTTTGAGGTCTTCCTTAAGGGGGTTTTTACGAGATGCTAACCATTCAGTAGCATCAATACGACCACAAATCATACATTCCCGATATTGATTCGGCACCGATCGAGGCGCAGTCACCCAAGACCAATAATGCCCCTCAGGTTCATCATTTGGCATATCAATACACCTTGGTTGCATCGCATGGTCTGATGTTTGCTGTTGTTTATCCTCTTTACTAGGTGTATCTTCCATTACAATAACCCCGCATTTTCCATAAATATTTCGTATGTATTCTCATTAATATATGGCTGGCTTAATATTAAGTCGGCGATATTCTCGGCTTCGTCCTTATCTTCAGGACGCTTTTCTTTGATAGTTTCAATAATTTTATTGCGTAGTTCTTCTTTACTCACGTCATTAACTCCCATAAGATTACGTGTTATTCTTGTACTTTCGTAGCATCAACACTGGCCGCACCATAGTTCGTTGTTTATACCACTTCCAAAATTGCAGTCGTTTACCTATATACTCTAGAGCGCCGATTTCTTGCAGAGGGTAGTCATAATCATATATCCGTCCGTATGTTATGAGGTGTTTCATTTGCTACTCCCATAAGATTTGATTAGGCATCACTTAATGCTCTCTGGATTAGCCAAATGCCAGTCGTTATGCCTGATAATAGATTTATCATCCGCGTCGATATATTCACCGCAATACTGGCATTTTCTCTTTGGATTAGGATCGCCCAAATGGGATCGCCAGCAATTCGGCAAGCACGTACTTCTGTCATCTGAATGTGCTCGATTCATCTCTTCCTGTATTGGTGTGAGATTACTCATTGCTTATCTTCTCCCTCTGGACACACTTTTTTAATCAGTTTATCCAGTACATAGTCCCCCAGTATTACATTTGAACTGTCACTAGCAAGGGAGAATTGTGATTTTCTTAATGCTTTGGCAATAGCTTTTCTCTCTATATCAGTAAGTGTAATTCTTTTGTTCATTTATTCTTCTCCTGTGTGAGGGTAAGCATCTGAGCATCAATCACGCTATTTGCCGCGTACCACCCATCTTCCGCATAGAAGTTAGGGCGTAGACTTTGGATTTCTTCCTTCATATTTTCAAGCAACGCCAGCTTCTCAGATGCTATGAGAGCTTCCAACTGTTTCAAGGCTTCAGTTACGCAGTTGTCGCTGTCCGTGTGGGAAACTATCACTCGAGGCAGTCCGTCGTTTACGATGCCGCCGAGCGCAGCTTTTTCATGCAACTCTTTAACTATTTTTTGCATTTCTGGGTTACTCACTTTTACCTCCTCTAGAATCCTAAGTCTTTTATGGGCTCAGGCGAATCAATGACAGACGAACCGCCCATATACTCGTGTAACAATCTATCATCGAACTGCTTAACACCGATGTCACGTAGCTCTGGCAAATCGAGTGGCTCGTGTAATCTCTCGTAGATACGTTTAATAAGCTTATTCTTGCGAGTAATATGTAAGATGAAGTAATGCTTAGTTTTAAGATTGACTACGATGTAATCGACCCAATCAAGCCCCGACGCCATTAGCTGGCCTTGAGTCTGTAGGTCGTGATCGAGCGGCGCGCCTTCTTCCATCATTTGCATAAAGGTCTCATCACCAACGATCTTACACTCAAGCAATCCCTTTTTGCCTAGAATCTCTACGCCATTGATGAGCTCAACCTCTTGTACATGTGCATCAGGCGTTGCCACAAACCATCCCGAAATATACGAGAATGCCTCAGTGATCTTGTTGCCTGTCTCACGCTCATACACGAGCTTAGCGAAGTCCTCATACGTAATACCATCACGCATTGCCTGATTTTTAAACCGGTCATAGGTGACACCAAACTTACGCTCGAACGCTAGTTGTTTACGATATGCTTTTGATTTAGCGCTTGGCGTGCGGCCATCACGTAACGTATCAAACAAGGCTCCAAGGCCGCTTGCGCTCGGAATGCCAGCACGCTCTTTATACCACTGAGGTGAGCGCTGCGGTGCGGTACTCATCCGAAACTCTTTTGCATATTTTTTCATTAAAGCGCCCGAGTTTCTTCGATTTCTTTTTCGAGTTCCTTAATGCGGTCGCGCTTCAGTTGCTGCTTATCGTTGAGCATTCGCAGAACATCGCCAAAATCAACTGGCTCGCCCTCATAGCCCTCGCCCATCACCCGACTAAAGTCGATACAAACACTATCGACACCCCAACCGTCACCAGCTGGACTATTGAAAGTGTAGTTTTTTTCCAAATCCTCAAAGCGATTTTCTTCAATCTTTTTGGTGATTTCTTTGAGAAGCTTAATTACTGGCTCGTTCGTCAGTACGAATGTGTGCGGTCTCATTTGTAATTCGCTCATTTCGCTTTTTCCTCCGTTCTAATTCTTCTTTTGCCCATGCCTTACGAGCGTACATTTGCCCATAAGCATTTTTCACAAACCATTCAAGGTAGTCAGTTGGGACATCGCGCATTTTCATGCCTCGATATTTGCCCCAACCGACTACCCGTTCCGCAGGCTTCCGATTGCGATTTGCACCGAATCCAACCTTGCGAGCCATGATTACGCCTTCAGCTTGATCTTAACGTATGCTTTGGTATCGGATGTCTTCAAGTACTTGGCGTAAGTTTTTGGCTTCTCTTCGGCAAAACGCTTTGAATCAAATGAGGTACGCTTGCTTGCCTTTACGCGAGTGACAGTAAGCAAATCGCCGTCATATTTGTCCACGTTGTTTTCATCCATCGCATCGAGGATAGCCTCTTTCATATCT